CTAAAGCTTGTGTTTTAAGTACTGTAAGAATAACGTCTTCGCTGATTTCTTTTGTAGAATAACTTTTTAGACGATCAACAATTTTGTTTGTCTTCTCCAGCATTTCTGAGTCTAAACTAATTTCTTTTGTCTTGAGAGATCCTAGGAGCTGCTCTTTAAGTCTCGTCACTTCTTCGTTGAGAAAATATTTCAGCTGGAGCGCATTGTCGGAAAATGAAACGATGTAGTGTGTTAGCAGCTCTTTCTGTTCTTCTAACAAGTCTGTTTCATATTTGTTATTAAACTTTTCTACAAAAGTCTTAAAAAGAAGCTTATCTACTTTGGCTCCGAGGCGGTTCTTATTAGAGTGGGCGCCCATACTCTTGACGATCTCGCTCTCTAAAATTACTCTATTCTTTGGAGAGGTCTTAAGAGAAAATATCTGATCAATTGTTGCCAGTGTCTTATAGTTTGGAACAAAGTTGTTAAATACATCTGGCGATAGTTCTTTATTAATATCGTGAATGAGAACGCTCTGCTGCTTGAACAGATTATCTGGATCTATTAGTTGCCTTTGAAGGCGCACTTCTTTCAGAATCTTTTCAGATGTTGTCTCACCAATGTTTTGATTTTCGTATAAAGAGCGATAACACTCTAAGTCTTTTTTAAGAACACCATCGCCGTGAAAGTGCCTCCTTAATATGGAAACGGCCTTGTCTTTCTTCTCTTTTTCGTTTTTAAGAACTGCGACGGTTGCTTCTCTTACAAGGGCTTCATAAACAAATGCAGTATTTCTTTTCTTATTATGTCTTACTTTCATTCTTTTTCTCCGAATTATCCTTATCTTTGTTTTCTAAATTCTCCAGAAGAGTGCGCACGGATTCATTAACCTCAAATAATTTACTTTCTTCTGTTTCTTCTCTCAAACTATAACTAGAGAGATCTTGTTCGTATAAACTGTTTATTTCGCTGCCAGGGTATACATTACGAGGGCCGGGGCTATGTTTCTGGCCGGCTGCGGAGGCTAAAGAACGCTTGAAGCCGCCGGTGAATTTGCGACGATCATCTTTAACGGGGTGGTAAGCCCTCTTGCTGTGACTTTTCTCGCCACCGTGTAATCTCGGCTTAAGTCGGCGTGAGGGTCGTGAACCAGGAGGAACTGCCAAAAGTGCCGAGTCATCTCCAGCGGGTGCAGCCTCGTCACCGCCAACTTCACCACCAAGATCACCTCCCAGTGCGGCTTCCGCTTCTCCGCCGGCGTCACCGGCCGGCATTTCCAGCGGACCACCTAGGTCGCCTCCGAGATCTCCACCGAGATCGCCTCCTAAATCGCCGCCCATTCCTTCGGCGGCCGAGGCTTCGGCAACCGCCTGAAGGGTTGCATCGGTCTTGCGATCATAGTACATCTCGCGTTGGTTACGCTGGAACTCTTCATGGGACATTCCGAAAATGTGCTCCGTCACCCAGCGTCGTGAGAAGTAGCCTTCTGTGGCTGAAGCTGCAATATCAAACTTTTGCTTCCAGTGCTCAAGCTCTTGGAGTTCTGCAATCTTAGAAGGGTTATTGAGGGTCAAGCTAAAACTAAGCAGGTCATCACCTCTAAATCCTAATGTGTAAAGATGAATGATACCAATCTTTGTTAGTTCTGCGACGATAACTCTCTGAAGTCTTTGTACTGTTCTCGCGAATCTAATGTCTTTCTGTGCGAGAGTTGTCTTATCCTCGGCTGCTTCGTCTCCCATTGAGAGGTAGGCTGCCGGGATCTTTAACGCAGAGAAAAGCTTGTCACGTAAATACTTGATATCATCAATCGCTGTAATGTTCTGGGCGCCTGCCAGTGATTCAATTGTCGTCGCAGATCCTGCGCGAACGGGGATGAAATAGTCCTCTTCGATAGACATCGGATTATAGCGCAGGTCAACGCGGCCGGTAGACGGATCTACAACCGAATGCCTTTTAAGCTGTGTCACAACTTTTTGCATATATTGCTCGACATCTTGTGGTGGGATTGCGCCGACATCGATTTTGAACACGCGACGTTCGGATGAACGAACCACACGATAAGCCATCATTGCGTCTTCCATAAGAGTTAGCTGGCGCCAGATACGCCGAGCTGGCTCAAGAATGGATGTGCCGTAGGGCGCGTACTTGTCGTTCCCCAAAACACGAAAATGACAAATCTGCCAGTTCTCGAAAGTCATACCAGCGGAGTTCCACTGATACTGAACATAATTTGGATTGGTTGACTCTCTGCCCTCAAGTCTCTCGATTTCAGCAGGAGGCAGGGCGATTACTGCTTTAATACCGTACTTGTCATCGATGTCAAGATACAAAAAGAAGTCGCCGTACTTGCACATAGTGCGGCTCCAGCCGAACAAATTATACTGCAGGTTTAATACTTGATCAAATAAGATAGTAAGGACTGCTTTGATTTCTTCATTGGGACATTTGATGTTTAGCATCGGCCGCAATGAAGAGTGAGTGGTCATCTCGTCTGAATAGATGTCCATACTCGACGCAATCTCTGGCATGTACTCCATTTGATCAAAATCGACGTAGCGCTCGGTCCTTTGCTGATTGGAGATCGCATCGGCGGCTACAACGTCCAAGGGGTTGTATAGGGATTTCTTAAACTGTTGCCCAGAGGCTGATTTAAATCTTGATCCAAACTTATCAAGATGCTGTCTTCTAATTCTTCGGCCAGATTGAGATCGATAATTAATAATCGGACCAGAAAATAATCTAGTTAAAGCCTTAAAAAGATCAGACTGAGCGTTTGCTGGGTTTTTTCCTCTTCTAGGTGGCATTTAGTTCCTCACTTTATAATCCATTTGTATTGTTCATACATCTTCTCTGCTTCTGTCATTTTATCAAAGATTTCATCTCTCTTGTAGCCATGCTGTCCTTTGATTTGTGTATTCATACGAGTTTTGGTAGTAATAATCGCATTGACAAAAGCTTTTTGATAGTTTAAATCTCGCGCATTTACTTGCAATGCTGTATCTCTTACCCAGCATGCTATAGCTAACGCCATAATTAAGTCATCATTATAACCTTTCATTGCTTGCGGCTTTCCATTCCTCCAAATAAAAGTTTTCATCTCATTAGTTGTGCGAGATGAGTATATGGTAATTAGTTTGTTTCTGATAAACTCCTCTAATTTGGCCACGATCAGTGGGCGCGTTTTCATAGAGGTGGTGAATCCTGGAACGGCTGAGTTTGTTATCTCTGCTTGATGCTGATCAATATATTCGTGTGTTGATTTAATTGAGTGATAAACATTTGGATATTGAAAGTCTCCTATAAGTTTATCCAGCACAGCATATCCAATATTGTTGTTCTCGACCACAAGCATACATCCACCAAATTCTCGGCCGACGCTGTTTAGCATATTTGCAAACATATCCAACGTTGGCTTCCCTTGATATTCGCCTATGATTTCTAGGGTCTCAAGTTTAACGATGTGGAATGTAGAAAAGTCGGCTCCGTCGCCGCGGGATACATCAGCAACCATTAAATAATTGCAGGTAGGATCGAACTCCTCCCATATCCAAAAATTTCTATCGAAGCCGGTGCGATGTTTTGGCTCTTTAACTGTGGACAACAAGTATTCCATACATCCGGCATCGATGACGGTCTCGCCCGATGTATTAAAATTGCATTCTAGTTCCTGTGCGATTTGCCGTTTGGACATATTCCTTGTTTCTTTCTTATACCACTCTCCATCTCTTTCCGGGTGGACGTCCCATTGCAGCGTGGTGAGGTTAAAGTTATTTGTACCTGCTTCTGCATCTGTGCAGGTTTTATGAAACCAGTTACCAACACCATTGGGCGTTGACAGCGCGATGCATCGTCCACCTGTCGATAGTGTGGGATATAATCCCGTCCACAACTCTTCAAGGTTTTCAATATGAGCAGCCTCGTCAAGAACTAAAAGCGACAAAGCTTCTGAACGGCCAGCATCGCCAGATGTTGAGGCGGCCTTAATAGATGAGCCATTGGAAAGTTCGAAAGATGTGCGGTTATCAACGCTGATAGTCGCAATCTTCAACCAATCGGGGACATTGCGCATAATATGTTTAACTTTCTTAACCAAGTTGCCGGCTGTCGCAAACTTAGTGGCCATAACGAGGATGGCTTTATCGCGATGGAACAACATCATCCATACGATATAGCCGGCGGAGATCGTTGAGATTCCGAGCTGGCGCGCTTTTAGAATAACGTTAAAACGATAATCATTAAACTCGGTAAGAAGTTCGTCTTGAAAATCGAATGTGTTAAACAAGATAAGCCCACGCAAAGGGTGGGATATTCTCGCATAATTGTTAAGAAAGTAAGACGGGTCTTTTCCACATTTTAAGATCTCTTTTACTTTGTCTTGTTTGGATAATTCAAAACTCATTAATCATCTATTATCTCAATATCAATATTTTCAATATTTTCCTGACGGATCTCTCTCTGGGCATTCTGATATTCCCACTTCGCCAGCCATGCTTCAGCGGCATCCTGGGCTAGCCTTTCCTGGTAATCGCTCCTCCCAGAAGAGCCCGGTGGTCGATTTTGATGGGCCTCGTAATCTCGCGTCGCCAGTCGTGAATTGGCAACCTTATATGGCTTAGCTAAAACTTCTATTGCAGCTCCTAAGTCTCGAATCAGTTTTCTATCAATACTTGAAATATCGGCTGCATATCTATATGGTAGTTTACCATAGAGAAGATTCACTATATCGTCCATAATATTCTTGTTATCTTCTGGACCATAGGATGATTTGTATGTGATAGCCTTGTCGGTAAAATCTTTAAGCATCGCAATATAAGAGTGTAATTTATTTTCAAGCTCCGTATCCACTTTGTGCTTCTCTTTCCTTTTGATTTCTTTTCCTCGCTCTTTTGCGCCGGCAGCCCAGGCTTTGGCTTTCCAGTTCTTATCGAGAATGGCGCGCCTCTGTTGGTCCAAAGGTGAGTCGGGATCAGCTTTGACATGCTTCCCCGGATCTTTAAAGATCCCTTCATTTAAAAGGGCTTCTAATTCTTCCACTAAAACTAGCGCTAGTTCCTGTTGAATGATCTCGTTCATATTCTCTTTAAAACCCATCACCGGTCGATCTCCTTCACCACCGCCGGGCTGGTACTCTGTGGGGGAACTTTCTTCTGGCTCTTCTTCTGGGTTGGCCATTCTTTCGGCTTCGCCTTCTAAAGCTCCCTCTCCATACATTTGATCAAAGACGGCGCCGAAAATATCGGAAGTAGCGACCGAATCAGTTCCTTGAAGCATTGCAGCGATAGCAGGCGCAGCTATCTCGGGAGCAAGCTCTTCTTTAATAACTTCCTCGGTGATGATCTCTCGTAATCTTTCAAGGGTGATTTTCACTTTGTTGTTACCGTTTTAAAATCTTTTCAATTTCTTCCTTAATCATCTCTTCGAGAGTAGGATCATAAGTTCCGCCGTGATAATATGCATCGCGCGCGCTGCTAGCGACACGAGCTTTTGAGCGGTGTTGTACTTCTTCCTGGTCCTCTTTCTCTTCGGGCGACAATTCTCGCGACGACCTCCAGCGATCAGGGTCTTCTTCGGGCGATCTTGGGGGGGTGAAGTCTTCGTCCTTCTCCATAGCATCTTTAAGCATATCCCAGATCGCTCTTAATAATCCAGGCGAATCTGGCATAATCGGGCTGGCCGCCTCTTTCAGCGTGCTCCCAAGCTCTTCCTTGATAATCTGTTTAAGTTGTGTTTTTGTGATTCTCATTTTTCTTTCTCCGATCCTTTTTTTCTCGTATCATTCTCCGGGCGCTTGCCTTTCCAGCCGCCAAGCTCAAGAAAAGATCTCCAATC